CGGCGTAGGTCTCGCCACGGGCCTCCACGAGCCCGAGCACGTCGCCTTGGCCCCTGACGTTCGCCATCATCTCGTCAAACTCGTCGATCAGGGCGAGTGCGGCCGGGTCTGATTTCAGGGCCGAGGATGAACCTGCATGCGCAAGGCGAACGCGAACGCCAGCCACATGCTTAAGGGTCTTTTTCATGCGCCGCCCACGCACCACCTTGTTCTTCAGGCTCTCGGCCTCATCGAGCAGACCCATCAGCCGAGGCTCGAACTGATCGGTCAGAAATTCCTTGGTCGGGCCGACGTAGATGATCGGCGCTGGACGCTGGTCAAGCCGTGCCCCGATAATGTCGAGCATGCTGTCGGTCTTGCCCGACTGCGCCGAGGTAACAGCCACGATGCGGCGATAACCACCCCGATGAACCGCCGAGGACCACGGGATCATGTAAGGCGTCAGCCATGGGTCACGCGGGCCTGGGATGCCAGCCGTCTCCGGATAGACGCGGTTGTCGGCGGCCCAGTCCGCCGGATCACGCTTCTGGCTCGGCCGCAACAGCTCCTTCACCAAACGCGAGAGCCTGCTCTGCTTCGCTGGTCCGCCGAGAAAGTCGTTCGAGTGCGCCATCTATTTCCTGCTCAAGCCTGCGGCGCTCCTGCATGTCGCGCGTGAACCGAGCGGCAAGGCCTTGAAGCTCAGCCCGGAAAGCAGAAGTCCAGTCAGCGATTTCTGCCCGCGCATCTTCGATCGGGATCAGCTCCCGGCTGCGCTCCTTGATCCGCAGTTCAATCTCCCTGGTCCGCGCGTCTGTTGCGCGGTTTGCTGCTGCCGCCTTGTTACTCTTTGCCTGCAGGTCCTCATAATAGGCGATCACACCGCGAATAATCGCCACCAGTGTGTATTTGCCGTGTGCCTCTTTGACGATGTAGCCGCCCTTGGCCAGCATCTGCACCCACGGCACACTGCGATTGCACAGCGCTGCCGCCTGCGTGACGGTGAGAACGTTGCCCCTTTGTTTTTCGCCCTCGTTAGCCATTCACTTAAGTCCCTGTTTTAAAGTCTATTTCTCTTGATAGGCATGGGCGCAAGAGCGAATGTGATTATACGAAACGACGCAGCATTCACAGGGATAAGCCAATGACCCGCATCACCTACACCGACCTCGCCGCCGACAACTTCAACGCCGACACATTCCGCGCTTACATGGCCCACGAATACGGCCAAGACCTCGAGTTTGGCATGACGCTACGCCAATTTGGCCGCGCGATCGCCGACGCAAAACACCTTGCAAAGCGGATGGGACGCCCAGTGACAGATGAGACGATCGACCAAATCTGGGCAACCGCCCGCGCCGACCGCGCAATCATCGACCTGACCGCATAAGCCAAAACAGCCCTGGAGAACGAACATGACCATCGCAACAACATCCGACACCACGCGCATTCTGATCGGGCACAACAACCTGATCCAGCTGATGACCCCCGAAACCTTGCAGCGCCACCTTGGTGACAAAAACCTGAACGCCGAGGTCTTTCCGATGGCCGGCAGGGTTGGGATCGACTGTTTGCTCATCGAGCTGCCAGAGGTCGTCGCACTTCTGAAAGAAATCGGCATCCTTTAAGCTTCAGACGCCACCAACCAGCCTCAGCCATACGCCCAGGTTATTACTCACAAAGCAATGATATTGCTCATTATTGTCTACACTACAAGCGGCAGAAAAGCGAATGTGATTACACAAACAGCGACACACCCAGCCACGGAGCCCGCGCCATGACCAACACGATCCACACTCCCAAGGACCAGATGCCCGAGACGATCGACGGCCCAGACGGTCGCACATACTACCGCACGCGTTTCACCGGCGAGACCCTCAGCGCATGCTCCTTTGGCGCGGGGCACACAAGCTTTGAGTACTGGGGTTTTGTGGACGGCTACGAAGAAGACAGCTTTCGCCTGCACGCGATCACCGCAACCCAATTCTGGCTCGACTGAGCAACACCAACCACGGAGCGCGCACCATGAAACGCACAGCAACCGACAACACCGCAGCCCTGAACGGCTTCATATCAAAGAAGACGCAGATCGATGCGATGTTGGCCCGCTTGCAGGCACTGAGCGATGATCACTTCCATAAACACCCCGACAAAATCCACTGGGGCCACGTCGGCACCCTCGAGCATTACGCCAGCCTTTTGAAGCGCATCACCGACAGCGCTTTTGGCGAGGGCGAACACGCGGAATAATCCACAGGCTCGGCGCAGCGCACGGCCCGCCAAATGGTGGGCTTCACCCGGTAGGAGGCGGCGTATCCTGCGTTGCCCACACACCGGAGACCAGCATGACCCAACTTTCCGACACCCAAACAATCATTCTGTCGCGCGCCGCCCAAAACACGGACCGCGTCGCCCTGCCACTGCCCGAAAGCCTGCGTGGTGGAGCCGCCGCCAAGGTGGTCAGCACCATGATCGCAAAAGGCCTGATCGAAGAGGTCGACGCGGACATGAGCAAAGGCGAGCCCCTCTGGCGCGAAACCGGCGATGGCCACGGCGTCACGCTGGTTGCCACTGATGCAGGGCTTGCCGCGATTGGCATCGAGACTGAGGACGCGAGCACGGTGTCTGCGGGCGCATCTGACGCGCCAACCGACAGGCCCACGCCGGACAACTTATCCGAGACTGAGGCCTCGCCCAAGGCACACACGCCGCGTAAGGGCACCAAGCAGGCCACGCTGATCGACATGCTGTCCCGTCCTGAGGGCGCCACGATTGACGAGATCGTGACTGCCACTCAATGGCAAAAGCACACCGCTCGTGGGGCTATGTCCGGCGCGCTTAAAAAGCGCCTTGGCCTGACCATCACCTCCAAGAAAATGGAGCGTGGCCGGGTCTACCGTATCGCCTGACCGCCTGCCTCAAGCAGCATCTTCCTCCGGCTCGCCATCAAGGCGGGCCGTGATCGTTTCAGCGAAGGTCGCACCCGACCCTTCCAGCACCGCCGTCTCGCCGCTGAAGTCCTGCCAGCGCTGGACGGCCACATCGATGTAGGCTGGGTTCAACTCGATCCCCAAGCAGGCGCGCCCTGACATCTCAGCCGCGATCAAAGTGGTGCCGGATCCCATGAACGGCTCATAGACCGCCTGTCCGGGGCTCGAGTTATTCTCAATCGGGCGGCGCATGCATTCCACCGGCTTTTGCGTACCGTGGACAGTGGCGACATCCTGGTCCTTGCCGGAGATATGCCACAGCGTGGTTTGCTTGCGATCCCCGGCCCAGTGGCCCTTGCGGGACTTTTTAACAAAATATGCGCAAGGCTCATGTTGCCAGTGATAATCACCCCGGCTCAGCACCAGCCGCTCCTTGGCCCAGATTATCTGGGACCGCATGGCAAAGCCGCAGGCCTCCAGGCTTTCGATCACCTCACGCGCATGCAGCGCGCCATGCCAGACATAGGCGACGTCGCCCGGAAATAGCGCCCAGGCCTCGCGCCAATCGGCCCGATCATCGTTCAGCACCTTGCCGGTGCGTTTGGTCTTGGCCGCCCCTACCTGGTTGCGCCAGCTCGGGTCGTACTCAACACCGTAAGGTGGATCTGTACACATCAGCAGGGGAACCACGCCATTCAGCACCTTCTCGACATCCGTGGCCACCGTGCTGTCGCCGCAAAGCAGCCGGTGCTTGCCGAGGACCCAAACATCCCCTGGCCGTGTTACCGGAACCTCTGGCACCTCCGGCACGTCATCGGGGTCCGTCAGTCCACCCGTCGCCTCCAATAGCGCATCAGGCAACAAGCCCTGCAGTTCGTCATCGGTAAAACCAAACATATCCAAGTCGGCGCCAAGGCCCAGCTCGCGCAGCTCGTCCCACTCGACCTGCAGCATCTCCGGGTCCCATTCAGACGTCTCGGCAAGCCGGTTGTCAGCAAGCGTGTAGAGGCGGCGGTCCTCGTCCGACCAGCCCCGCGCAATCATCACCGGGACCTCATCCATTCCCAGCTGCAGAGCGGCCATCAACCGGCCGTGGCCTGCAATGATCGTGCCGTTCTCTGCAACCAGAATCGGCATCGTGAAACCGAACCGCTCCATCGATGCAGCGATCTGGTCAACCTGCTCCGGCGGGTGCGTCCTGGCGTTCTTGACGTAGGGCGCGAGGTCCGCGACCGGCCACATCTCGATCTTTGAGGCGGGCCACCGGGTGGCGTCAAGGCGGCTGGTGGTGGGCTCTAGGCTAGGGGGCAAGGTCTCACTCCATCAAGGCTGGGGCAGCGCAAGATACCCAATAAAAGCTGGGTATGCGGGGCGGATCGGGGGGAGGCAAAACATAACGTAATGGGTTTTTGAAAGAAATAAAAACACGCAAATACCGCGCAGCGGCGGCCCCGCACGTCAGCCCTCTCCGGAGGGGACCCAAGGGGTGGGGTCTACGAGGTGCGCAGAGGCTTGCTGTGGCCCGCCTTTGGCCTGGCGTTAAGGTCCTGGTAAAGCGCGTGCTGTCCGCTCTCTACGGCCCGCTCCGTGGCGCTGTGGACGTGGGCCTCTGGGCGCTTATCAGCGGCCCTCGATGATCCGTTGCAGCTGGCGCAGGGCTTCGGTCAGGACGTCGGGTTGAGTTTCCTCGAAGGCTCGCTTGGTCTCGTGCTGGACCATCTCCTTCGGGATCGCCGGGCCAAACATCTTCTTGATCGGAAAGCGTGCTGCGGTCTCGCGGACAAAGGCGTTGTTGCCAAGGCTGCCAATCAGGAAGGCGCTGTCGAAACGCTGCCACCGCCCCCAGGGCTTGGCACGCACACCGTAGCCGAACTGGCGCGGGCTGAAATGCGACAGGCCCAGGTAGTCACCGCGGGCCTCAATGGTGTAGACGAGGTTGGAAAAGGTCGACCGGAGGACCCGCGTCTCGCGGTTGATGAGTGCGGCCTTGGTGCCTGTCTGTTGGCGCAGGGCGCGGCGGACTGCGGTGCGCACCTTGTCGCCCTCGCTGTTGAGCGCGCGGTTGAAGGCGCGGTTGGCTTCCTGCTCCCCGACGCGCTGGACTGCTGCCTCGAAATGCACACGGGTCTGGTCGAGGTCGCGGATGATCACATTCACGATGCCACTCCCCCTGCCCCAGCCTATTTTGCTGGGTGAATTTCGATGCTGCAATGTGTGGGTTTTTTCTGGCTGCAGGCGCTATTGGCCGCCGCACACGAGATGTAGCCGATTTTGACCGTGTCGGTCAAAGGATGCGTTCGCGATCCTAACGATCGGCTTGTTTGCGATTTGTGCAAATATCCCTGTGAAACAAACATATACCGATACCAACAGGCAAAATCGGGCTCCTGACAATACTGATGTGACAAACGCAGGCCGGTTCGTCCGTTTATCGATCTTTGCGGTTGTCCCGGCTGTGAACGCACCGCTGCGGTAGGTTAAGATGGGTGTCCGGATGCTCAGCGACTACGCTGTGCTGCGCAACCAAGCGCGTGTCTGTCGATGCAAGGACAGAGCCGCAGTCAAATTGATGGCATCGGCACCGCAAAGCCGCTAGTCTGAGAGCATGACCCCGGAGGACGAAAAACGCGTTGCAGCCAGGCTTGCCAAGATCATGGCAATGCTGTGTGTGCGCAATACACAGCTGGAAACACTGCATGCCGGCCTGTCGCCCGTCACCCGAACTGGCGACTACTCTGATGTCTTCGTCGTGGACGCCGATGGGCGGCGCATTCCCTGGTTGGAAGTTTCACAGATCGATGAGGATGAAATGCGCAACCTGATGCGCGATATCGTCAACCGCCTTTATACATTTCATCTCTGCGCCGATGATCCTAAGCTTCAGGCCGAGATCGAACGCTGGATGGGCGTTGCGAACAAGTGGGGTGAGCCTGAAATCGACCACAGAATGATCAGCGGCGATGGATCTCCCACCGATCAGTAGAGGGTAGAGTTTCTCACAACATGGCCCACAATGGCTATGTTTCCTCATACACTGTCAACGCCACACTCAGTCGGGTGCCCCACACGCGCCCCAGCTCTACAAAGCTGTCCACCGCATCGCCATGCATGGCGGCCCGATCTTGGGTGACGTACTCCGTGGCGGTGGCAAGGGTTTCTGCGCGCTTCATCGTTTTGTCCCGTCGGTTTCAGTGTTCCATTCGAGGATGCGTTTGATGCGCTTGCCCCTTTCTATCAGCTCATAGGCAAAGTCGGGATCGACCATGCGATCGGTCTCGATCAGGTCGATCAGTTCGTCGACGACATGACATGCACGGCGGGATGCCCAGCGAGCATCGGCCGCGTCCTCAGGATCGCCGAGCCACGCGATATTGAGCATCCCTGCCGCCTCACGGTTGGCGATCTTCATCTGCTTGAGCGCCTTCCACTCCGCTTCAAGCCGGGGCGGCACGTCGCAGCCGCGTTTTGCGATATTGGCAAGCCGCTGCAGCCGAGTGTTGTCGGCCGAGAACCGCGCGCGCGCCCGCTCATCCCGGGCAGCTGCAAATTCAGGGTCGTTGTTGAGGCGCCGCATGTTGTCCCTGCGCTTTGTCATGGCTGAAAGCCCTCCCCATCAAGGCGTTGCGATATATGTGACAGTGCGCGGTCGCGCATCCGGTAAGCATGCTGGCGGGAAAGCGCGAAGCCGCGGCGCTTAAGAGTGGCACCGAAGTTGCCCTTGTAGACCCGGCACCGCAGCCAGAGGTTCAGGATCACGGCGTCCCCGGGGCGATCGCCAGCAAGGTACAACCGGCACCAATCAAGGACCCAGATCATCTCATCGACGCGCTTTGGCGAAAGCGGGATGCGCA